CCGAAAATATCCGCTTGGCAATACAAAAGAAGGTGACGGGTGGTTGTGGCGAGGGCGCGGATTTATTCAATGCACAGGCCGTTTTAATTATAGGGCTTTTGCCAGCGAAATGCGTTTACCAGAGGTAATGGAAAACCCAGATTTAGTTGCAACAGAATACGCTATGGAAAGCGCGATTTGGTATTTTGACAAAAACAATATTTGGGTTCACTGCAAGCACGTTACGGATGATACCATTAAAACTGTAACTAAAGCAGTTAATGGCGGAACGCACGGTTTGGATGATAGGATGGAACAGACTTATAAAATCTATAAATGGCTTGCGCCTGATTAATCGCACGTTTATAAATTTTGAGCGGGTGGCTATCATCACAATACAAATCGCTGCGTCCCAATCGGGCGGTTGTTTACCTCGGATGACGTTGCTACCAAAAAAGCGCCAACTTTTAAATCTCAACGGCCACCCGCACGATCTTTAAAATATAATTCCAACCATCGCCATTAAACCTGCGCCGCTGATAAAGCCAATAATTGCCCCAATTAAACCCGCTGCGTTTATCATGCGTTCTATTTCTTTGTCATCCATCACTGTTTACCCCAAACACCACGCCTTTATCCCAAACACTTTGCGAAACGCATCGTCCAAAATCTTTTCTATGTCCTGTTCAGTCATGTGTTCGCTCCTTTGGTTTTTGATTTGGTAGATAGTAAAGCCAATAATCGGGTTTGTTTTTTTGATAATCTAAGCGGTATTTTTTTAACCTACCCATTTGCACAAGGCCATTCATTAAACCGCTAATAATGGAAGCGTTCATGCCCATGTTATTGTCGCCCATAATGTTTTTAAGTTCTGGCACTGTGTAGTCTTTGCCAACTTCAAAGAAACTGATAATGTGATTTCTTCGATCTTCCGATATTTTTAGCAATCGGATTTTTTCTTTTTGCATTTGTTGTTTGTTGGGTGTTTTTATTTGCATTGGAAGTGCTGGGCGTTTTCCCGATTTTGCCATTTCAATTTCAAATTCTAAAACATGATAACCCCAAGCAATTTCTCCAATTATCTCTGGGCGATGTTCTTTTTGGATTTCTTCTAATGCTAATTCTTTTCGATGTTTCTTTGGATCAGTTGCCCAAGCGCGAGAATTTCCTCTAATTGCTGCGTCAGATTTTGTCTGCTTTGTTGTTTTGATTTGTCTATCATTAACTTCAACAACCTTTGTTGTCTCGCACACGCAATTATCAACTCCGCATTTGTCACAAGTTTTATCCTTTACAGTTTTAAATTTTATACCAAACCGCTTTGCGTTGCGGCTTATTGTTGCCGGGGAAACATTTAATATCTCAGCCGTTTGGGTTTGATCTAACCCATTTTCGGCGCACCGCACCATAATGCCAATATCGTTTTCTTTCAACTTCACGTTCATTTTAATAACCCCGCTCCGCAAAGTCTTCATCAATATACTCAATTAACGTGCAGTGATATTGCTTCAGGATTTCATTGCTTAATCGCTTAGAAACTGGATCGGTTTTACCGGGGCGGCAAATGCTTGTGATTTCGCTTTCTATTTCACCGGGATCATCTGCCCATCCAATTCCCTTTGAGGCTTCGTAATAAACCTCAATGTCTAATTCTATGCCTCTAACTTCAACTGCCGTTTTGATTGAGTAATAGTTCATGATCTGCTCCTGTTATTTATATGCACTTTTGTATTGTGCATTTTACATTAGTGCAAGCGGTTATTTACAGAAAAAATACCAATCCGAATAAACCAGTTACAAACAAAACTTCTCCTACAACTTCCCAATCCATAACCATTACTCCTTTTCTTTGATTAAACTGTAGCTGGCAATTTTAGCGCCGTTGTCAGTTGTGATGATTTCGGTGTGAATATCGTGGCCTTCATCCCGTAAGTCTTTAATCCGTGCTGCGAGTCTAAACGATCCGATATATTGCAGGGCGTCGATTGCGGTTATTGGCTGCGTTCTCATGTATTGCAGGATTTGTTTTGTCTGGGTTTCCATTTTGTTTCTCCTTTTACAATTGGATTTTTTTCAAGTTTGTGGGGAACCGAAGCTCCCCATGTTGATTAGATTTCCAAAATACTCACAATGTGCTTTGGCAAAGTTCCCATCGCTTCACACTTTTGGCGAGCTTCAGCTTTGGCCTCGGAAATTGTGTATCCGATACCCTTGATGGTCAAACCGTTAAATGTTGAAACCGTAAACTCAATCATGTCCGTGTCTCCCTTGTTTCTGTGTATACATTATATGTATATTACGTTTTACACTATTGCAAGGGGGATTTACAACTTTTTTTAAAAAAACTATTAATGCGCCATGTACCGTGTTGAAATTGAGGTAGAGGGGCAACCCGAAGGCAAGGCCAGACCGCGCATGAGCCGTTTTGGTCACGTTTACACGCCTCAGAAGACCAGAGAGTATGAAAAGCGCATTAAGGCGGCTGCGTGGGCTGCTATGCAGCGGGAACGATTAGAACCTACTAACAGGCCCGTCCACATAGATATGGTTGCTTTTATGGACATCCCGAAAAGCTGGTCAAACACTAAAAAGATCGCCGCTGAATTTGATGCCTTCCGCCACACCACAAAGCCAGACTTAGATAATATACTTAAAGCCGCTTTAGACGGCATATCAGGGCCGCAGGGCGTTATATTGGATGATAAGCAAGTTCACAGCGTAAAAGCTAAAAAGGTGTTCTGTCACCCCGACAGAGGCCCGGTGCTTTATATATCGGTTTCTTGGGAATACGAGTAATCTGGCCCATAGAGATCGCGCCATTCTTTCGGGCTTTGGTGGATGGCTATTTTACTGTTGTCCCATAACCCTTGGTGGTGTCCCTCGCATAATGGGATCGCCATCCGATCAGCGGTTTTGGATCGGCTGAACCTATCGTGAATAACGTGGTGAGCTTGTGTGGCTGACATTTGTAGCAGATTAAATGCCTCGCAAACGCAACAATTCTTTTCCCGAAGCGCCTGTAAAAACTTCGGGTCTTTCTTTGCCTTGTCAGGCTTTGGGTTAGACCACACTAATTCCATTTAATCCCCAGTTGGCACCAGCTGCCAACAAATATAAGTAAAGACCCTCTGTTTAATTACCATCTATTTTTTCCGTTTCTTTATCATAGTATTTTTTTGCCCATTTAGTGGTTAAGTGCAATTCCCTGCCATGTAAGTGAATACCACCAACTTCATTTGAACTTTTAATAAACTCGTTAAACAAAATTTGTCTTTCTTTGTGATTTTTAATTATTCCATTTTTGTTTGGCTCTCTTTTGCAAAACTTTCTTGGTTTAGCGTAACAAACCGGACAAGGCATCGCTCGGATCATTAGCTGTTCATCTGAATATCTCAATACTTGTTCACTTTTGAATTGGGTCATAACCAACTGCCTCCGATAATTTGCTCATGGCGAGTTCAAAATACCTCATAAACTCAGCCTGTGTCATTGCGCTAAACTCCGTGCTGTCCACATGGCGCACTATGCTATGCGTAAGCGGCGATATGGTTGTCTTGTAATAGCCGCAAACCAATTTTAATTCATGGTGTAAGTGCTGCGCTGTGGGCCACATACCAGTGCTTTCACACGCGGTTTTAAGCGTTGACCAATACAGGTTGTGATGGGGGTTTGATCTTGTTCCCGTCACTGACAGATTAAAAAGCTGTCCAAATTTGCACTCTCCAAGACGTTCTGCGTCATGCTGAGAGACAGGCAGTAACTGCCCATCCCTCAACTCAACTTGAATTCTAGGCACTTTCATTAGAACGGTATTTCATCGTCCATATCAGCGGACGCAGAGTTAACAGGGTTCACATGGTTAACAGGGTCATTAGAAGCCCCCTTGGAACCTTGAAGCGTTAAATCGTTAACCTTAACGCCCAGGTATGTTTTGCCGTTGTATTCACGCTGTGTAAGCTCTCCGCTGACAGTAACCTTGGAGCCTTTGCGAACATATGGAACAACGGCTATGCCGCGCTTGCCCCAAAACGTGCAGTCAAAATACATGGTTGATTTGTTTGCGCCATAACCATCGTCAACGGCTAACGAAAACGAACCGAGTCCAGCCTTGTCCATTCCCCCCTCTTTAACTTCACCATCTTTGGTTGCAGTCCCTGCGATTGTAATGACTTTCATAATTCTAACTCCTTTTTGCGATCATTATGGGCTTCAACCATGCGGTTAAAGTCTTCCTCTGAAAGACCAACTTGGTTTATTGTTTTGACGTATTTTGGTTCAAACTTTTCAAAAGCAGCCGCGCTGCAACCATTGCTATAGAAATCAACAACCGCTTGCACCCGGTCTTCTGGCGCTATGCTCATTGGGGTATGCTTTGGCGCTATTGTTTCGTTTTTGCGTTCAACACCCACCATTTCGTTAGCAGACGCATATGTGCCGCCATGTAGCCCAAGCGAAGCCAATGCGCGTCCAATCGCAGATGTTTCGCAAACTTCCAAGGCTGATGTTTTCGTTATGTAGGATGACCCGCGTATTTCTTCTGCGAGGCCCGATCCAACAATAAAGCCGTCTTTGTCTTTAATGATGGCTCTAACCACCACTGTTTGCTGGTCATTATAAACCAACTCTGTTTCGATGCCGTAGTTGCCGCCAAAGGTAATGCGGAAGGCTTCCATTCGTGTGGAAACCTCTGTGTATGATTTGCCGCCCTTTTGCATAACGCCGTGAGATTTGTTTAACTCACTGACAAGCTCCATAGCATCGTGGAATTTTTTGATCTCGGTCATTATTGATCTCCCTTAAAGTCTCTTATTGTTTTGCTTATTTTTTCGATTGCACCGACAGGAAAGTTTAGCTTGTTGTATTCGTCAAAACTAATTTCTTTCTGTTCAAATTTTTTCGAAACTTCCATCCAGTGTTCCGTTAGCAATGTGTACATATTGCTAATCAATAACTCTTTATCTTGTGCGTTCATTGTTATTTCTCCCATTGTCTGCATCTTGGGGTTTACAATAGATAAATGCGGGTGTAAAGCATAAATTGCAAATAATTGATGGAGATTTAAATGCTAACGCCAGACGAAATTCGTGAAAAGTTGGTTGATGTAAACATGAGCAAGATTGCTAGGGAAACAGGTTTGACGCGCCCGACGATATATAAATTTTTAACCGGGGCTGAAAATATGCAGTATGATACTGTGAAGAAAGTTTCGGAATACTTTGAAAGGGAAGGGTAATGTCGCACCAAATGACGGCACTTGCTATGGAGCAGGACTTAGCCCCTGCCCCTAAGATTGTTCTGTATTGGATAGCTAACCACCACAACGGCGAAACTGGTTTGTGTTTTCCTAGCATAAACAGGCTGGCAAAGGTTTGCAGAATGTCCCGGCGATCAGTTGAAAAACATATAGCCGATTTAGCAGGGCTTGGCCTCATACAGGTGACTCAAAGGTTTCGCCCAGAAGGTGGCAAGACTTCTAATAGCTACCAGTTACTTCTCAAGAGTTCCCAGGACTTCCATACCGATGCGCAAAATCTGCGTATACCTACGGCAAAAGCTGCGCATGGGGATACGCAAAATCTGCGCATGAATAACCTTGGAAGAAAGAACCTTGGAATAGAAGATAATATATTGGTCGAAAAGTTTGACGATTTTTATAAATGCTTTCCAAGAAAGACAGCGAAAGGATCGGCACGAAAAGCATGGGAAGTTGCAGTTGCAAAGACCGACCCTGATGTTATTATTTCCAAAGCCGCTTTGTTTGCGGCGAGTGTAGATGGCAAAGACAAAAAGTTTATCCCGCATCCAGCTACATGGTTAAATCAAGAAAGATGGGATGATGAAATATTCGCTCAAGCAGACAGCGAACAAGATCAACAGAACTTAGTGCATAAGATATTTGCAGAAATGGTAAAGCCAAATGCGTGATGAACAGATACAGGAACTAACACTTAAACTTCTTAGCCGCCTTAACCCACCACGGGCGCTGACAGGCCAAGCACAAGCAATTAAGGATGAAGCCACGTTCCTTGCCAAGTGCATAAACAAAGTAGCTCCAAGCCAAGGTTTGACTGAATGGTTTGGTGAATTTGAAGAGGCGGTTTTGGGTAACTTAGAAACTCGAACATGGCCCACGGCAAAAGAGCTATCGAAAGCGGCGCAGCAAATACGAAAAGCCAAGCCTGTTTTTGCAAATCAAAGCAGTGAAAGCGAATGGCTTTTAAACCCGGTTACAATTAACGCAAAGCGCATTCAAGGCGGTCATCCTGTTTGTGAAACATGGTTAAGTGGTAAACGGGCGCAATCAATGCTGGCGACTGGTATGATTACTGAGGCTGATCTTAATCGGTACAAAAAAGCGGCAAGGTTGCAAAATGAGCAAGTCTATGCTTAAATGCAGATACTGTTCTCCAGACAGTCTGCTCTGGTCAACTTGTCCTGTTGTTGACCGCCACCTATGACAGAGGGAAATCCTCCCAAAACTTCCCTCTGTCTTTTTATTAGCGCACCCTGAAAAGGACGTAAACGATGAACGAACAAAACTGGCCAGCAGATAAAGTGGAACGCAGAAGCATAGGGAGCATTATACCTTATGCGCGAAATAGTAGAACACACAGCGATGAACAGGTGGCGCAGATAGCCGCCAGCATCAATGAGTGGGGTTTTACCAATCCTATATTGATCGACATCGATGGCGAAATTATTGCTGGGCATGGCAGACTTCTCGCTGCTCAAAAGCTTGGTTTGAAAGATGTTCCGTGTATTACCGCTGTTGGGTGGTCGGACGCACAGAAGAAAGCCTATGTCATTGCCGATAACAAGCTGGCGCTAAACGCTGGGTGGGACAACGATATGCTTGCCGTAGAATTTGGCGAGTTAAAAGAACTTGATTTTAATTTAGACCTTATTGGATTTGACCCTGACGAGCTTGCCAGCATCCTGAATGAGCCTGAAACCGAAGGATTAACAGACGAGGACGCTGTGCCAGAAGTGCCGGAGGTTCCTGTTACGGTCGAAGGTGATGTGTGGATTATGGGTAAGCACCGACTTATGTGCGGTGATAGCACCAGTATAGATGCTCTTGATGTTCTGTGCCAAAAGGAACTTGTCGATATGTGGCTGACCGATCCACCCTATAATGTGGCTTATGAGGGAAAAACTAAAGACGCCTTAACTATTCAAAACGATGAAATGTCTGACGAGGGCTTTCGTCAGTTTTTAACTGAAAGTTACACGGCGGCAGACGCTGTAATGAAAGCTGGTGCTGTTTTTTATATATGGCATGCTGACTCCGAAGGTTACAATTTCAGGGGCGCGGCTCATGATTCTGGATGGCAAGTTCGGCAATGTTTAATTTGGAAAAAGCAAACGATGGTTATGGGGCGTCAGGATTATCACTGGAAGCACGAACCATGCCTTTATGGATGGAAGGGGGGAGCTGGGCATCTTTGGGCTACGGATCGAAAGCAAACAACAATATTAGAATTTGATCGGCCATCAAAAAATAAAGAACATCCAACTATGAAGCCTGTTGAATTGTTTGAATACCAAATGCTTAATAATACAAAGGGAAGTGATAAAGTTTTAGACAGCTTTGCTGGGTCTGGGACCACTGCGATTGCCTGTGAAAAGCACGGGCGCATGGCGCGCCTGATGGAACTCGACCCCAAATACTGCGACGTCATCATCAAACGCTGGCAAGAGTTCACAGGCAAGTCAGCGGTAAATGAACAAAGCGAACAGACCTTTGCAGAAATGCAAGAGTCTCGCGGCACTGGTGGGTGAGGTAAACTGTAATGATGCAGAGCCTCAAGGAAGCCCCGTCAGTGCCGCAAAAACAATCTAAGAGTATGTCACTGGTAGAAGCGACAACAAACGTGCTTATCGGTTATATAATCGCAACGGCAGCAACCTACGTCATACTGCCACTGCATGGGTACAGCGTAACAACAACAGACGCTTTGTCTATATCGCTTGCCTTTACTGCAATATCACTTGCCCGGTCTTATCTTTTAAGAAGGGTTTTCAATAGGTTGTAATATGACAGAGAAAAACAAAGGTGGAAGACCATTAATAGTGCTTACCGACGAACAAAGAAGCGAGCTTGAAACCCTAGCCGCTGTTTTAAACGTAGAACAAATTGCGGATTACTTCGGTATAAGTCGCCGCGTTTTCTATGATATTATGGAGCGAGATGAGGAAGTTTCTGCACAGTATAAAAAGGGTAAAGCAAAAGCCGTTGGTTTTGTTGCGCAAAATTTAATTCAGAAAGCCAGGTCTGGTGATTTAGGTGCGCAAATATTCTATTTAAAAACCCAAGCTGGATGGAAAGAAACGCAAAGGCTTGAGGGCGCTGGTAATGACGGAGAACACGTCTTGGCTTATAAGTGGTTAGATGATGGCGACGAGGACGATTAATTACCGCCCCAGAAAGCATTTAAAGCCGTATCATGCCCGAAAGCAGCGTTGGGCGGTGATCGTGGCTCACAGGCGCTTTGGTAAAACGGTTGCGGCTATCAATGACCTTATACGGGATGCGCTAACAATACCGCGCAAGAATGTTCGCGTTGCTTACATTGCCCCATATTACAGACAGGCCAAAGCTATCGCTTGGGATTATTTGCTGGAATACACCAAGGACATTGAAGGCGCAGTTTCTAACGCCAGTGAATTGCGTGTGGATTTCCCTAATGGTTCCCGCATACGTTTATTCGGCGCTGATAACTACGATGCTATGCGTGGGCTGTATTTTGACAGCGTTGTGCTTGATGAACCCGCTGACTTCCCGGCTAATGCTTGGCCTGTTGTTATTCGCCCTAGCCTTGCTGATCGTAAGGGCCGCGCCACATTTATCGGAACGCCCAAAGGTAAAAACGATTTCTGGGATATATACCACCACGCACAATCTGATCCTGCTTGGTTCTGCGCGATGTATAAGGCCGACGAAACAGGAATATTGGATGACGAAGAGCTATCCGAAGCCAAGCGCACTATGGGTGAAGATCGGTATGCTCAAGAGTTTCTTTGTTCTTTTGAGGCGGCGATCCAAGGCGCATATTATGCTATGGAAATGAAAAAAGCCAAAGAGGAAAAGCGTGTATCAAAAGTTCCGTATGATCCCGGCGTTGGTGTAATAACCGCTTGGGACTTGGGTATTGGCGACAGCACTGCCATTTGGTTTGCTCAATATGTCGGCAAAGAAATCCGCTTAATTGATTATTATGAAAGCAGCGGCGTTGGCTTAGACCATTACGCTAAGGCTTTAAGTGAGCGTGGATACCATTATGATCGGCACATATTGCCCCACGATGTTCGCGTGAAAGAGCTTGGCACAGGTAAAAGCCGTTTAGAAACTTTGGACGCGCTGGGCATTAAAAACGTAGATATTGCGCCACGGCTGGGCATCGAGGATGGCATACAAGCCGCTCGTTCTATGTTGAACCGTTGCTGGTTTGATGAAGAAAAATGTGATCGAGGCATCGAGGCGCTTTTGCAATATCGGCGTGAGTTTGACGAGCGCATGAAGTCTTGGCGCGGTAGACCTTTGCACGATTGGACTTCACATGGTGCAGATGCGTTTAGATATTTGGCTGTTGGTTATAAACCTGAAGTCGAATGGGGCGCACCAATCAAGCGCGGATTGCGTGGAATAGCATAATGTGATAGGTTGCTATTAACTTTCTGAGGTTTGGTTATGGCAAAGATGACAAAAGCACAAATTGCAAGAGCAAGGGCTATGTCGGAGCGCCGGGGTGATCCATACCCCAATGCGTGGTCAAATTTAAAAGTCATTAAGACGGACGCAAAGAAATCTAAGAAAAAACCAGTAAAAAGGAAAGCGTAATGGGCTACGGTAAAAAAGGTATTGGTAAGAAAAAAGGCGGAAGAAAGAAATGAAGACTGGTAAGTATTCTTCAGCAGCATCTTTTAAGCCATGCAAAGGTTGTCCAACACCCGGTAAATGCGCAATGGCTGGCAAGTGTTTAGCAAAGGCTTAAATATTGGCTGATATATTTTCTGAGCTTAGTAACACAAACTCTAAGCCAAACTTAATGAATATGTTGGACCCTGCAAATGCTTCTGGCTGGGAAGCAGAGGGTAAAAGGCTTGCCGTCAATCTGCCTGAAGTTGCGGTGCGAGATGCTGTTAAATTTGTAGCTGAAATGACCCCTATTCTTGGAGACTCGATGGCTGCAAAAGAGCTGTGGGATATGGTGACATCCGACAATCCAAACTGGCCGCTTATCGGCGCTATGGGCGGCGCTGCGGTTATCGGTTTGATTCCTGGCATTGGTGATGCGGCTGCAAAGGGCATAAAGGCTGGCGCAAGAAAGATGCTTGTGAGGCCGAAGGTGGCTTCAACTCAAGCTGCATCCCCAGCTCAAGAGGTTGCTGACTTACTGGCGTCTGGTCGCGCCAACGAAGTTACCAACGAGATGCTTGGTAAGCTGACTCCTAATGACAGTGCAGAATTGCTTGAGTTGTATCAGAGAGGCGCAACGGGCATGGACTTGCCAATGGATGAGGCGTCACGGATGGCGCGAGCTTCTGAACAGGGCTATGCTGGAGATTATTTCCATGGCTCAAACCTTGACTTTCCGGGCTTTGACAACAGCACAAGAGGCACGTTTCTAACTAATAGCCCTGCCGTCGCAGATAGTTATGTTGCAAAGGATGGTGGCACTATTTATCCAGCTTTAGTGCGCGGCGGCTCTGACTTCCCTGTGGTAGAGGGCGGCGGTAGGTTTTACAGTGACATCCCGCAAAGCGCCCTTCCCGAAGAGCTTGAATTTATGAAATATGACATTGGCAGTGATATTCCGCTTATTACCGACAATGTTGTCTCAAGGGCTAGGGATGAGCGACTACCGGGGGTCATCTTCGAAGACATTATTGATCGAGGCCCAAATCTTAAACAATATCGCGGTGAAACTGATTTAATGGCTCAAGATAGAACTAGGCAAGCGGCTGTTCCTTCTGATGTCATTAATACCTTAGACCCATCAAGGGTTCGCTCCAAATTTGCGCGTTTTGACCCGCGCCTGTCTAACTTGAAAGATTTATCGGCGGCAATAGCATTTATCCCCGGCGGCTTGATAGCCTTACTAGAGATGCAGAACCGTGCTAATGAAGAGAAACAAATGTAATGCGTACAAAAGCGGAAAAGATAGCGGCGGCAAAAAAGCGGCATGGCTTCACGGCAGTCAATAAACCGCGCCGGGGCGGCCCAAAGAAGTTTGAAGTCCTTGCTGTTGAGGGCAATGAAGTTAAAAAAGTAAACTTTGGCGATCCCAACATGACCATTAAGAAAAACACGCCAAGTCGAAAAGCATCGTATTGTGCGCGTTCTGGTGGTATAAAGGGCAAGAATAGCAAATTGTCGGCTAATTATTGGTCGCGTAAAGCATGGGACTGTTAGATGGCACTTTCAACTTATTCAGAGCTTAAAACCTCAATTGCTGGCTGGTTAAACCGTGAAGACGCAGACACCATTGCTAAAATACCAGATTTCATTGCGCTGGCTGAGGCTAATTTTAATCGTAGCGTTCGCCACTGGCGAATGGAGAAGCGTTCAACTGCAATCGCAAATACTCAATACACGGCGCTGCCTGAAGACTTCATTGAGCCTTTGCGGTTCAGCATTACAAGCGGAACAACAACACGGCTTGAAATGCTTAGCCAAGCGCAAATGCTTGACCGCCGTGAGTCTTCTGATAATGTTGCAAACAATTCAAGGTTTTATGCAATTACGGACGGCTCTATTGAGTTGCTTCCTACGCCATCATC